ACCGCCATACTTGGCGAGAAGTAGACGCGGGCTGCTACTGGTGCCCTGTCTGCGACGCCGAGAAGTTTCACGATGAGATTATCCAATACAACACCGAGGAGGCGAGTGCATGAAACTCACACGACGCGGGCGCAGGGTGGCAGTTATTGCCTACCTGCTCGCCCTTCTAGGGCTCTGGTACGGGGTGCACGAGTTAAACATTCACACGCGGATTACAACCTGCTCACACCAGCCCGAAGGGTGGACGTGTCGCACCGCGTGGAGGTAATGTCCGATTTGACCTAGTTTAGGGGGATTAGTCCGTTTAGTCCCCCTTTACGGCGTTTAAGCTTGGCTGGCAAGGCTGCCAAGCCGACTACGCCCCAATGAATGGCACGACATCAAGAGCCGGCTAGCATGGTTGCTAAGCCGACTTTCTGCTACTATTTAACCCCAACCTAAGGAGAGACTATGAATACCCAAGCAATCGCGCAGGTGCTAGACAAGATTAGCAACCGCATAACTTACGCCGTGAACGAGCAAGATTATGAACTGCTACGCTTTACTGTAGGCGAGCTGGAGGACGTGGTGCATAACATGAAGATAGACTTAGAAGAGATTAAACGCGAAGTAATAACCGAGGACCAGATCACCGCACACTTAGAGTTTATGGGAAAGGCAGACGAGTAACGACATTAAGCCTCTACTAGAAAGACTGGGCAGCCGACATGGTTGCCCTTTCTTTTTTATCGAAAGGAATACCAATGAGTAATAAGCAAAGATTAATGGCAGTAACAACCAGCCTTGTGATGACCTTTCTATCCTTGTTTGGATACCCTACAGAAGCCCATGCTGCTCAGTTAGCCGAGTTAGTAAAGTGCGCTCCGGAACTGCCCAACGATCTATGGACACAAGCCATGGCTAAGTCCTACGCTAAGTTTGTTATGTCTAACTACGGATGGAATACCAAGAGCGAGTTTAAGGCTCTCAATAAACTCTGGACACAAGAGTCACACTGGAACCCACTTGCCTACAACACAACACCGGCGAGTGATGGTTCTCATGCTGGCGGTATCCCGCAGGTATTAGGCATGTCGACACGAGTGCCAGCACCCTTGCAAATTGACGAGGGGCTCCGCTATATTAAGGAACGTTACGGAAAGCCTTCCGCAGCTTGGGCGCACGAGCGCCGACATTACTGGTACTAAGGAGAGATTATGTCAGAGCCAATGTGGATGTCCGGTCACGGATCTGCAGCTGAAGATGAAGTAGAAGAGGTTGATGTATTCGACAAGGCTGATGAAGCCTACGACGCTTTGATGGAGGACTAATGTCATTACGACGTGATGTAGTAGTCAGTGAAACTTACCAATGCGATAGTTGCGATAAGACTTCACAATCAACGTGGGACTGGTGGACTTTGGTTTCGCCAGAACATGCCAATGTAAGCGACTTCTGCTCAGCAGCTTGCCTATCTCAGTGGGTGAACCAATGAGCGACACACTACGCAGAACAGTAAGTATTGAAACTAAGTGCTATACTTGCGAGTCACCTATCTGGGTTCCGGAATGGGATTACTCAGAGGTGCGTAACTATTGCTATCCTTGTGCGTGTGCAAGGCTAGCGATGTAACACACGGCCGTTACTGTGTGTTACAGTAATCCATGCGGTACAGGTTTTGGCTCTCTCCTATCCTGTACCGCTTTTTACTCTAAAGAGAGAGATTAAAGGAGAGTGCAGTGATAGAAATTGATGGCAGTGAATTGCCAGAACACGTCAGCTACAGTGCCATGACAACATGGCTCAGTTGCGGATGGAAGTATTACCTCAAGTATGCAAAGAAGATGGCTGAACAGCCTGCTTGGTGGTTCTATGGAGGTAGCGCAGTACACCAAGCTACCGAAAACTACGATCAGTTGAATCCATGACACACGATGAATTGCTGGCAGAGATAGACTTTGCAATAGATGACAGCAAGTACAACTACGACTTTAATTGCTTTGATGGCTCGCATGATTTCATGCTCGATGCTCTTCGCGCAGTAGTGGAATTGCATAAGCCTTACACCATTAAAAACGTTGGAACTATCTGCAAAGAATGTCAAATTGCCACACTTTACCCTTGCCCTACCATCCAAGCCATTGAGAAGGAGTTGGCATAATGCCAGAGTTAATTGATCTATGGAAAGCTGCATGGGCTCAAACAGAAGCCCAGCGTAAAGAATACGATCTCAGCACCTCCGGTACATGGCGTGTAGCCAATGCTAAGCGTGACCCAGAAGATGGTGACTGGTGGTACACCCATGGTTACAAGTTCTTCGCTAACTGGGTTGAGTGGCGCAAGAACAACGAGGATGTATGGGAGATTGCCAAACTAGAAGATGGCAGACCAGCAGTAGAACTAGATGTATCAGTAGAGATCGCAGGATTACCGGTAAAGATGTATCTGGACCGGGTAATGCGACACAAAGCTACAGGTGTCTACGCAGTGCTCGACATTAAAACGGGCAAAACTACACCCCGAGATGGACTTCAGCCCGCCTTCTATCGTTATGGGTTGAAGAAGAACTTTGGCATCCAAGCCGACATAGGCTACTATTGGATGGCAAGAAAGCAGGAAGTGTCAGCACCTCTCGATCTAACCATCTTTACAGATGACATGATCGAATCGCTGGTTGGCATGTTCGACAAAGCCAGAAAGAGTGGTATCTTTATGGCGAACTTAGATGCTTGTGGCATGTGCGGATACGCCGCAGAATGCGAATGGAACCCAAAGGAGAAGCAATGAGTAGCACCGAATCACGTATCAGTATCACAGTTAAGACTACTATTGGTAGCCTAGTAACAGTACGAGCTGAGTCAGAGCAAGAACTAGATAACGTCATCGCACTAGCGATCGACTCAATCAAGTCTGCAGTAACAGAACTTGAGACAGCAGTTGCAGGTCGTGGTGCAGCAGCACCAGCAGTACCTTCAGCACAGTCAGTAATTACTAATGCGTTTCCTAACGCGACTGTAGTACAACAGGACGTCCCACCTTTTAACAAGCCTTTCGCATCAGGGGGTGGTCGCACATGTAAGCACGGTAAGATGACAGGTATCCAAGGAGCATCCAAGGATGGTGGCATCTACAAGGGTTACTTCTGCCCATCGCCACAAGGCACAGAGGATAAGTGCAAGACTCAGTACCTACAGAAGCATGATCCGGAATACCAGACATTCGTGGCTGATCGTATTAAATAATGAAAACCCTACGACGATCCGTTCGTAAAGCAGAAGTTGGAGGGGAGCCTTTACCGGCTCCCTTTCAGGCTTTCGAGAGAGCCGGAATCGTGCTTCGTCGTGCAGAAGTTACAGTAGTTGCTGGTACACCCGGCGCTGGTAAATCTTCCATTGCATTAGCGATTGCATCTCGATTGAAACAACCTGTCCTTTACTTCTCAGCTGATACTAATGCTCACACCATGGCTATGCGACTCATCGCTATGTCAGGGAAGATGACACAACAGCAGGCAGAGAACCTCATCAAGTCTAATCCGGACATGGCAGAGCAAATCCTGCAAGACAATAGCCACATCTATTGGTCGTTTGAGTCTAGCCCTAGCTTGAAAGACATTGACGAAGAGGTCAGTGCATTCGAGACTATCTGGGGTAGATCTCCCACGATGATCGTGGTCGATAATTTGATGGACATCGCACTGGATGGCTTCGAGGAGTTCGCTGCTATGCGTCAGATTATGAAAGAGTTAAAGTTCCTAGCCCGTGATACCAACGCCTCAGTGCTGGTCTTGCACCACACTCAGGAGGGTTCACCGGGTCATCCTTGCCAGCCACGCTCAGCGTTGCAGGGTAAGGTTGCACAGATCCCGGCGATGGTATTGACCATCGGAAACTACATGCTGCCTAACGGCATCGATCAGTACATGTGCATAGCACCTGTCAAGAATCGCTACGGAAGAGCAGACCAAACGGGCAATACCTATGTACAATTATCCTTCGACCCAGAGTCGATGTACCTAGAAGATGTCCTGCGTACCTACGATCAAGAGGAGATGATGGTTATATGACTACCTATTTGCAATGGCTAGGCATAGTAGTCCTAAGTATTTTAGGATTATCTTTTGCTGCCATGGTAGCTAGAATGGCTATCGACATTATCTTTGACCGCTAATGAGTAACGCAGCAAAGGCAAAGGGTTCTAAGGCAGAACTAGATGTCGTTAAATGGCTGAAGGAACAGGGGTTTCCCTATGCCGACCGACGATTAGCTGGTGCTACCCTAGACAAAGGGGACATCTCCGGTGTTCTTGGTGTCACTATTGAGATCAAGAACCACGCGGCGATGAACTTAGGTGGGTGGGTTGCAGAACTAGAACTGGA